TCTTGTATATCTTCTATAGATATTTTCAAAGCCTCTAACGTTGGCTCTTTTTTAAACTCTAAGAAATATTCTTTGGTTTGTTTCACTAACCATTTATCTGCTTCACTATCAAACATATTAGAATCTAATATATCAAATATAGTTTGTAAGAATGGTTTTTTAAATATTAGGGATGTTAGTATTTTCTTCTGAAATGAAGTGCCGTATTGGCTAAGTGAATCTTGATTCAATTACTGCTCTCCATATAAATCTTTTTTAATATCATTAATTTTTTTATCACGATAACGTTTGACAGCACGCCGTTTAATTTTATCTTTATTTTTTTCGTAGTATTCCATATTCCAACGACGTTGAGCTTCTTTCCTTTCTTCTTCAGTTATATATATTTTTTTTCTACCCATAATACAATTTTATTTTTTCATATAATTATCCAGTCTGAGAAAGTGTTGATTTAGCCAAGTATCAATATTAGGTAAGTTCATAAACAACCTATCCTCAAAGAATAATTTCTCAAATTTAAACTTTTGTAATCTTGGTTTAACATTATCTATCAAGTCAAGTATTTTAATTTTTGTATTACCTGATATATCAACATCACTCAGCTGCATTAGCCTAAAATTTAAATCAATTAAATCAGTATGTTCAGTTAGTTTTGATTTTAACTTATCTAAGGTGAAGTCCTCTGAATCACATAGTTCAGGAAACTTTTTTATTGCAGTTTTCAATCCAAACCTCGGAACACCTTTTATATTATCAGATTTATCGCCATCCAATATTTTGTAGTAGATAAAATTAGTTGGATGAACCTTGTATTCATCGTTAACTAAATCTACATCATATAGTTTTTTTCTTACAGGACTCCAAACCTTAATATCTTCTGATACTAATTGTAAGAAGTCCTTATCAGTAGACATAATTATAGATTTTTTAAATCTACTTTTTGCTAAGTACGCTATAACGTCATCAGCTTCTATATTATCTACTGCCATAACATTTACAGGTAAAACCTCAAGATAGTTCAACAATCTTTTCAACTGAATTATCATATTGGTTTTTTCATCATCAGATTCGAGACCATCTTGTCTATTCAATCGTACTGCGCCAGTTCTTTTTTCTTTGTATTCAGGAAATATTTTCCGGCGACGAGTAGAACCACCTTTACCATCAAACACTATTACAACCCTTGTTGGTGATAACATATTAATAGCGTAACCTACACTCCTAAGAAAACCTACCAACCCACCAACGTGTATACCGTTATCATTCATTGTTGGCAAAACACTAAACACTCTAATAAAAGTGTTTAAACCATCAACTATTAATACTTTATCATCTACATCGCCGCCGTGAATATCCTGTTTAGACTTGTCTTTTATCTGATTGAGAATGGATATATAGTTGTCATTAGACATTAATCATCCATTACATCTTCAGTTTCAGTAACATCATCTATACCTATTTCACTCATATCATACTTGAGAACTAGCTTTTCACAAATCATATTATAACAATGTTCTTTAAACTCTTCATCTTCCAATTTCTCATTCCAATCTTTAGATTGAAACTTGAGTTCTTTACCTTTATGATCGTTCATAGTATACCAAGCACCACCTTGCTTTACAAGTTTATGGTCTTTTAATATCTTTAACCAACTACCTGTATCATCTATACCACTCTCAAAGTATAGTGGAAACTCAGCTTGTCTTAGTGGAGGACCTAATCTATTTTTGATAACCTGAGCAAGTATAGTCATTCCGATTACATTACCTTTGCTATCTTTAATCTGTCCTTTATTCTTTAACCTAACACGAGTTGAAGCGTGAAAAGGTAAAGCTTTACCACCACTTGTAGTCCACGGGTCACCAAACATAACACCAAGTTTTTGCCTGAGTTGATTCGTGAATACAAGAGCAACTTTCTGTCTACCAATCATCTGAGTAATTTTTCTCATTGCTTTGGATATGATAATTGCTTTTGATGTAGCCCAACCGTCTTTATCATAATCAGCTTCCATCTCAACTTTAGTTGATGCAGCAGCTAATGAATCTACAAGAATAGTTACTAACCTATCTTTATCTGATTCACGTACTTTAGCTACAATATGTTCTATAGCTGAGAATATATCCTCAACAGTTTCTAAGTGAACATACAACATACTATTGATATCTACACCTATAACCTTTAGAAAATCTTGGCTTACTGCAGTTTCAGTATCTATATAAACTGCTACGCCACCTTTCTTCTGAGTTTCAGCTAACATATGTGCACCAAGTAGAGATTTACCACTTGATTCTAATCCATTTAATTCTGTAATCCTACCGACAGCGATACCACCATTCGGGCGATTAGATATTGCTAAATCTAACATCGTAGAGCCAGTTGATATGAATTCTTTTATATCAGTTGGTGTAGTTACACCATTATCTAAAAAGAAAGCTACATTATCTTTACTACCTTTAAATGATTGATTTAAATTTTCGGCTAAAATGCCTGCGAGTTCATCTCGTGTACTCATTTATTTCTCCTATAAAAGTTATGGGGCAGCTGATGCTGCCCCAATTAACTAACTTAACTATTGAATAAATCGTCAAATGAATCTGTTACAGATTGAACTGAATCAGATTTACCTACTGGAGCATTTGTAGTTTTTTCTTCGGTAGATTCATCCGTCTCATCATCATTTTCTGAGTTACCATTCACCCAATTTTCAAGGGCTAATGTTAGTTCCTCATAACTCTGCTCTTTATAAATCTCTCGGATATCTTTTTGATTCTCCATAAGAGTTTCCATTAAAGAAGCATCTTCCGTGATCGGTGTTTGATTAGGTTTAACCCTAATACTTGTTTTAGGATACTGAGCACCCAATTCTTCTGCTGTTTTGAACTCGACAACAATATCACGACCATTCATTGAGTCGGTGATATCAAAGTAATCAGGATCGGTATTAATAGATAACAGTTCTTGATAAACTGTTTTACCAAATCCCCAAAACTTAACACCCTCTGATTCTTGTCCTCTAACCACGATTGGTGCGAAAGTTCTCATCTTAGCTTCTAACTTTCTACCCATAGCGTAATCATCACGATTGCCGTTAGCTTTCAATTTCTTTGAAAACTCTTCGATTGGGTCAGGACGTCCAAATGAAATTGGTGAAAGATAATTTTTCTTACCAATTTGATAATGAAAGTACAATTCAATAAAAGGATTTTCCTTATTGAATTTGTAAGGTACTATTCTAATTTGGGTTTTACCAGCTGATGGTTTCCACAGATTACTTACACGAGTATTTGATTCTTGAAGTTGGGATAACCTTGCTTTTATTGCGTTAATATCCATTCGATATTCTCCTATTGTTTACTGTTTATTTGTTAATTCGTATTCGAGACATTCTCGCCTCAAACATAAATATAACCTTATATTTAAAAAACGTATTTTTTTTATTTCGTTAAAAACATTTTGTTCATAGTTTTAGCCACTTCCATTACATTCGTAACGTTAATGAAACTAGCATCTTTACCATACATAGTTTTGAAATCTTCTACATATCTTTCTCTATCATATGTATCACCGATGAAGTAAGATAAAACATTAACTCCCATACCACGTATCTTGTTTACCATTTTTTTAGTATGATTCAAAGCATCACCGTAGTAGTAGTCAACACCATTACCACTAAACATTGGCATTCCATCTGAGAAATTTAAGAAGTAGGAATCCCTATCATTAGAAGTAGGAATGATATCTTTTAAGATAGCTTCGAAACACAAGCCCTCAGGAGTAGTTCCGCCAGGTCTTATGAAAGCAAAGTGTCTCTTGATTTTAGACATCTTATCAACTCTTGAATCATAACCCACAGCTATTAAAGGCATATAATTACTATTCCCTCTAGCCCTCATAGCAGCCTCGTGTGTAGTTCTGAAAGAAACAACAACATCAACATTTTGAATCATTGAAGCAGCCTGACAAATAGCGACAACTGAAGTCATCGTCTTATCCCACTTGTCTCCACTCATACTGCCTGAGGCGTCAACTGAGATATGTAAGAAAGCATCCGAGAACTTTTCTACAAAAGTAGTGTTGAAAACTCTCTGGTTTCCAAAACCTAATTCACTAACTAATCTCTTATCAATCTTACCACTATCAAGTCTAGTCCACTTAGTATCTCTTGATTCTCCACGAACTTGAAGCTTTCTACCAAGTTTCTTACCAAGAGCGATACCTTCATTGATTGGCAACTTGTTATTTTCCATAACTCTAAGATAGTAATCCTGCAAATCTTGTCTATTTCTATCTCTGAAATTTGTACTCATTAGAGATGGAAAAACATAATCATCGAACATACCATCAGTAAGTTTATTAACATAAATACACTTTATACCTTTTACGGGAACAGCCTTGTAATCACCACTCTCATAATCATACTGCTCTTTAGTAAGACCATCACCAACATTTTTCAACTCAACACCAGCTTCTTCCATACTCTTGACAATACCTTCATCTTTTTTAGATAGCTTACCTGTCTTAGGTGATTCACCATTTATAAACTTCTTCTGCTTTTCAATAGCATTAGTAAGTTGCTTTTTCTGATTCTCAGTAAGTTCTACTGCTTCACCACCACCACTTTTCATCCCAGCATTTTCAACAAACTTTTTTATCTTCTCAACAGTCAAATCTTGAACAGAACCACCATTACTCTTTTTATCATTATCTGATATTTCAGAAGCAGGCTTTACTTCACCTGTATCATCATTATGAATTGCATCAGGTAGTAATTTGTAAATAATGTAGACAACTTCTTGAGCAACATCAAGAGCTTCACTCGTAGATTGCATACTCTTGATACCACCTTGATTCTTGAAGATAAGATTGTAAATTTTATCCAACTTAGGAAGAACATCTAACCTACGATTCTTATTAGTAAAGTTTAATATTCTGAATAAGTATGAATCCCAACTGATAGAGGTATGTTCATCAGATAGAACAGCTTTGTCAATCACTTTGGAATGAAAATACTTATCATACATAGAAGTGTAGTAGCCCTTGTAGCCAGGTGAAGTAGTAAAGACATAATAGTCAATACGTCTATCCTCAATGTAGTTCAACATATTCTTTACGTGTCCCATCACATCAGTTCTACTGTATCCTGCCCACTTACCAAGTTCATAAACATCTTGTCTAATTTCGAACTCAAGATTTTTAAGTAAAACAAAATCAGAAAGTTTAATATGTGAACCCTCGTGAAGAGCCAACCCAACCGTTGAGTCAAAGTTTTTCTCATCAAGTTTAGAACCGATAGTAACTGTCTTACCATCAGTATAAGAATCATTACTGGTTTGAAATCTTACAGGAATAGAAGAATCGCCAGTAACAATACTAACGAAGTTTGAGATAGCTCTACGATACGAAGCCAAAGCAATGTGGTCAACACCACTTTTTACTTCTACTTCATCATCGTCAAAAATACTTGTTTTACGAGAATCTAAATCACCCATCCAAAAGCCAGAGTAATTAGTATTATTAGAAGAATACTTTTCTCGAAGAGCCATCGGATTGAAATGTTTTAACTTTGACATATAACCTCTATTATTTATATTAGATCTTAATACATTTTGACCATATGAGTCAAGTCTTTTTTTAACTTTTTTACCCATATTTTATAAATTCTTCTGTCTCTATAAAGTCATCTCCTATATCTTCTATAGCTTGTTCCATAGCAGTTTCTTGTTCTGAGCCAGTAAAAGCCTCTTCTTTAGATTCTTTTAACATTGACTTCATTACATCTTCAGCTTCGAGACAACCGAAAAGCTCATACCTCTCAAATATAGTCATTTTTTTAACTTGACTATAAGTGTATTTACCTACGTTAGAGTTCATTTATTATTCCTTTATTTTTCATATGAGAATATAAGAATAAAAATGTATATATGTCAAGTCTTTTTTTAAATATTTCCGTGAGTCTCTGTATCGATTATCTTGTGTAGTTTAGTATTTATACGTTGAACTTTCTCTGTAGAGTCGTAAAGTAGTATACAATTTTTGTAATTATCCCAATCAATACTAAAGCTCTTATCCAATATACCATTGTTAAGTTCTCTAATCAGCATATTTAGAGCGTTAATGGTATATAATGTGTTTGATTGCTTTTTTCTATGTAATGATATGGTGTTTTTAGCCCCCTGCAAAAAGTCATCTGTTTTTGGTATGTTATATGTACACATTAATTGAGATGAATCATCTGTATTTGATAAGACATAAATTTTGTTGTACATTATATCGTTGCACTCAACGATTAAATCTATAGTTGGTTGTAGACTATTTGTATCTGTAAAAGTACATAATAGTTGTGTATTCATTAGCTTAACTCGCCTTCCAATAATTTAAAGAGTACTGAATTAGCTCCACCTTTTTCTATATAAGTTCTTTCTATCTTACCATCACGTGTTTTTTTAGTTCTGGTTTTTATAATAGGTTGTTCTTTACCATCCTCACCTACATACATTAGAAATGAACTTTTATTGGGGTCTTCTGATTTTCTAATTCTACCCTCTTCATATAAGTTTTTAATTTTAGTTAGTATATTCTCCCCCTCTTCACTGCCAGGCAAAGGTACTTTTCGTAACTTACCTGCATTTTGGTATAAAAATCCTTGTAGTCCCTCAGGTGGATTAGTTCCTACAATATTGAATGTCATAAAATCATATAAAGCGGTTGCATCTGCATCGGATGCATCTAAAACAGAGTCTAACATAGCTTCGTGTATCTTCTCAGGATTATCTAATTGTACAATGCGTTCTCTGTAAGCATCTCTCATACTCTCAGGTAGTTTTTCTATTTGAGGTTCGTATTTTTTTAACTCTTCTCTTCTTTCATCGCTACCTGGCTCTGTATCTTCTATAGCAACAACTGCTTTCCTTGGTCCTAGTTGTCCTAATTGTACTGAACTACCATCTTTAACCGATGAACCTATCAAGGCAACTTTCTCACCATCAGGTTGTTGTGCGTATATCACAATATCTGCCCTAAACTCATCAGTATCTGCACCACCCTCACAATCAACTCTTAGGTTAGTTCCCTCAGGAAAATCACCCTTACTCAATAATGATTTAGCAGCTGCCATTTCTACAGCTAATTTATCATTACCTAAGATAGATTGAAGTTGCTCTTTTAATTTTTCAGTATTATTAGGATTACTAAAGAACTCTGATGCATCAGCTCTTAGTGATAAAGTATCAACTGATACACCATTCTTTGTTGTAAATTTTCTTTCTGTTATAAGTGTTTCAACAATATCTCCTAGCTCATCATCATTGTAGTCTGAATCAGCTATAGCATAGGCTAAAGCAACTACACCCTCATAAGCAGTAGCTTCTCCTTGTTGTTTTTTACTCTTAGTTCTATCAGGCTTAGAGTGAATTACATATTTCTTACCATCTGGTGAAAATGCTATCGCTCTTTTACTATTGTATTCTATATTATCCCACCCATTAGCTTCTAAATCTTCAGCCAACTTTTTTAGGGATTCTCCTCTTTGCATCTCTGGAACTTCATAGTGAAAGTTAAATTGTCGTTTTGGATTGAATATTACATCTACTATGTTTGTTTTTGCAATATTAGCTCTCTTATCACCCAAACGTAATTCAACGCCTGTAGATTGTGTTATAGCACTTACATTATCTTTAGTGCTTTTAATTCTTGCTGTTACCTCTTCTGAATCTAATTCATCCGATTTTTCTTTTAATCTCGATTCAGCTTCTTTTATTTGCTTCTGAACCATAGGACTTTTGTGTTCTTTCTCCAAATCATCGTGATAATCAACCCCTAACTCTGATTCATCCTCTTTATCATCAACTTTTGCGATATCCTCTGGTGATGCATCTTTTTTAACTATATCTTGTGTATCTGGATTATGTTTCTGTACAACATACGTGTTGCCACTCTTTTTATTCTTAACAATATCATCTTCATATAAGTTAGAAATTAGCTCATCTATTACATCTTGTACCCATCCTTCTTCTACCAAAGCCTCTTTCAACATTATAATATCAGCGTGTCTCTTCCAATTAGGCGCACCACCCTTACATTTGTAAGCTATTTTATTTACAATACTATTAAAGTTCATAACTACTCATTTCTTGGTAATTCTTACCTATGGTAGTTTTAGTGAAATAACCGTCAACCTCAAGTAAGTTCTTTAAATCCAACAAAGTTTTTTCTCCGTCTTGTTTACAAAAATCAAAAAGAAAAGCATCATAACTATATAAGATTAATTTACTTTTCTTATCAGCCAAGTACTTTTTGATATCATTAATCAAGCGTATATTTCTTTCAGTTTCTAACGACTGAATCATATAATTAAACAACTTATTAGGGTTCATATCATCAAAAGTTGTTCTTTTAAATACTCTTATATAAATATCAGTAGTTACTTCTTTTTGCGTGGTAAATGTATTCCAAAGAGTATCTATATATTCCCTAACCCTATCAAAGTAATCAATTTGTTTAGAAATTTCTTTAGGTATACCACCATAGAGGTATCTAAAACTTAACTTCTTGGATTCTTCATAGCTAACACCATACTCTTTAGCCATATGTTCGTGTACTGAACCATCAGGAAAACTATAACCTACTTTATCTGCTATTAATCTTAGGTGATAAGCATCAAAGTCATACTCAACTAACGTACCATCATCGAATCTACTTATATACTTCTCTCTACTACCATCGGTTTTGTTCAGAGCTGCATAGTTAACACCACCGAATCTATTAGATGGACGACCTGTAGATGTAAATGAATTATACTGTGTGTACTCCATACCATCTTTTGTGTGTAATCCACTTTGTTCTATGTAATTTAGGTTTTCTATTATCTCATTGTTATATTGTTTACACTCAAACTTTTCTAGTATATACTGACAATATTTAAAAGCCACCCTACAATATTCTAAGTGTTTCATCAATGGTATGAAGTTGTTTATATTCTCCACACCATAGTAGTTAACTTGATACCACCTATGCGCATCAAATGAGTACAACTCCTCAATACCAAAATACTTACCACTCACTAAATGTAGATAGTGATTTAAATCAGTATAGTTAGTAATCTTATATCTATGTAACAGTTCTTTAGCGCCAAATAGATACACCTTACCGAAATTATCAAACTTATCACTAACCAAATTCACCCTATTAGAATCAGAGTTCTTGATGTTAATTACATAGTCTTGTTTAAAGTCATTTATATAAATGACAGATATGTCATTTTGGATAGGGTGTTTATATGCATCTTCATACACGAACTGCATAAAGATATCTTTACCCTTTAACTTTTTATATAACCTATCAAGACCTTCTACAGTCTCAATTACTTTTATTTTTTCCATTCAATGATATTGTATTCGTTTGAATATTCATTTTCGGTATCGAAGAAAAACGCAATTAGAGTCCATCTATTACCTCTAGTTACTGGCTCAACTCCGTGTATAGTTAATCCGTTATGAAAACTCCCACAACCTTTATTTATAACCTTACTTTGTTTTACTTCCCTATTATTTAGGTATTCAAATTCACCACCCTCGTAATCAGAAAAATTATTTAATAGTATAGTCATAGATATAAGAGATAAATCACAATGGTGTTGTAACTTACCTCTAGCACCATCACCATACTTTCTTACGAAAAATTCTGCATTAGTAATCTCAGAGTTCATTTCATAAGCTATATTTACCATATTATCTATCTTAAATTCACCACACATATTTTCCATATCTTTTTGTAGATAGTTCACCTGCCACTCTGGTTCTCCATCCACTGTATCTACCCTTTCACCATCTATGTGCTCGTCTGTATGATTGATTAAGTATTCACACACTTCATCAGATAGAAGATTAATCTCATCACGTGGATTCTCATCAGAAAGAAAACATTGTTCAACTCTCAACCTAGCATAATCTGTACGAACGTCTTTTTGAATTTTATTAAGAATATTCCAAGCTTGGCTAGAGGTGCCTGTATTTATCAAATATAACCTTTATTTATAGTATTTAATATAATTAGTGATTAGTTTTTTCAAACCACGAAAATTTTTATCAGCGATTAAAACCGCCTGTCTATTTGCTTCCATAACTTTAGTTCTATCGCCTGTAAGTTTCCAAAATATTGATTCGTACTGATACAAACTATCTACATCAACAACTCCTTTTTTAATTTCAAATGGAACTGAATCTCCTACTTTTTTAGCAAAATATCTTACAAAAAATCCTTTTTTATAATCAATATTTGTTGGTTTTGTTTTACCGCTAACAACTGAATTTACAAAATTAAAATTGTTTGAAAGTAGTTGATATTTTTGTTTATCATCTTGAACATCAATCGGATATATGGGATTTATAATTTTTGAAGTTTTATCGTGAGATTTACCTGTCATATAAAAAATTTGCCCACCCCTTGTGTAGTGTGCGTGATATTCTAATCCAGCTGGAACTAAACCCTTATCCTCATAGTAAAAACTTTTATCTTTTGTTTTACCTAAATGCTTTACATTTAAAGTCTCTCTTACAATTTCTTGAACTCGTTTACTCATTTTCTACAACCTCAACATCATATTTCTTTTGTAAGATATGTACACTTTTCTTTGAAAGTGCATCTTTTATTAGTTCAACAAAATCTTCATCTTCTTTGTTTAAAGCTTTTTCCATAGGTTCGTAGAAAGAATCAGGAACATCAAACTGAGTTTTTAATTGCTTTTCATTTGGTCT